GGTGCTAGTTTATCCTGCCAGAGAGATTTAATCGTATCATTAGCATCTATCTTTATACTAGCTTGATCAACAACTACACCTGTGTCCCACCCATCATCTAACTGGTATAAAGAGCCACCTGTCACAACCTCACCTGCGTTAAATGCGTCGGCGATGGCGGTTTTACCTTTATACGCAGGCAGTAAGCTTGGATGATAACCTATAGCGCCAAGTCTAGCCTTAGCTCTAGCATCAGCACCTACAAAACAATAGGCGTGTGCCATCAATATTACATCGATACCATCTGGTACTGTACTTACAATCAATGTCTTACCATGAGTATTCACGGGGATATCTAACTTGTCGGCCAGTACTGCCGTTCTATCCTCAATACATGGCACTGACACCATTACAACCTCAATACCAGTCATAACAATACAACGCTTAAGCAGCTGCTCAGCTAGCCATTTCTGACCGACTATCATTACTCTAATCATAGTCTGCTCCTAAATAACGAAAGCCTTGTACAGCTCGAAAATGCCCACCATATTTGCCAAGTGGGGCGTTACTTATAGATGCACGACCAGCATGTAACCGACCGCTGATCTGCGTCCATTTCGGGTTGCGTCTTAGAGCTGCCGCCAAGTTCGGATGGCTGGTATGAAATATCGTACGTAATGGCTTTTCATAACGGTTTTCACCATTTAACCAGTGCTCACATACCTGATTAAGAAAACGCATACCAATACCAGCACCTTGCCACTCGGGCATGACTACCAATCGACATGCACGTCCCTCACGTAGACCAGGAGTCGTTGATACTGCCAGATGAGCAACCAGCTCACCATCCACTACTGCCACGTAGTTGGTAGCAGCAATCATGAGCGGCATCTTTAGATAGTGATGCGGCTCAAACAAGTGCCAAAACTGCCAGTTTGTTTGATAGATTTCAAATGTAATAGATGGGCGTTGCCTAAGATTCCCCCGTGTAAACTCACCTTTTGAGGTGTCATAAACCCAATCAGGTTGTAGCCAGTCGAGTACGTCGTAGTGACAGGTCAAAAGTACTGCCTGCTTGCCCTTAGTTCTGCGCCAAGACTTTGCAAAAGCATTAGCTCCAATGCAAGCAATTTGACGATCAACAACACTACTAAATTCATCTATGATTAGTCGCTCAGGCTCATCAGCTAAAGCACGAGCAAGGTTAGCACGGAATTGCTCACCATTACTCAGTATATGGTATGGGCGTAGCCAAGCTGGCACAGTACCTAACCCAACCGCCGATAAACATGCGGTGGCATCATCAATACTGCCATCGACCGCTATCTGGTCAATAATGGGTTTGGTTTTGTCCCATTTAGGGCTATGAATAGGTGTACCGTGCCATAGCTTTTTACCGATACTCGTCTTACCAGTGCCTGAGCCACCGACTATAACGCCAATCTGCCAGTCGTCGTCATCAATTGGTAGGTTGGCGTTAATGTGGACATTTGCGCCTTGCTCAACGTTGAATAAGCTTTTAATACGAGCGGCACGATAGCTATCATGATCAGTGCATTGGTGATGGATATCGATATTCATACGACCACCACCTTAAGGCTATAGCCTTGCTTGTTTAGCTGGTTATAGACGCTCTTTTGATGAGTTTCATCATCGCAGTTAATGATAACGCCAAACTTAGGCTTATATTTAAAGCCGTTTCTAGCAGGCGCTTTGGGGTCGATATTTGGAGTCTTTTTGCGTGTAGCCACGAGTATTTCCTTTAGTTTGAATTTGAGACTCGTGGTCTTCTGTTTTGCTGAAATTAGCGGCGTTCTGGACGCTCAAATGGTTAATGGTTTTACAACGGCTACATTTGATAGAAAGTTTGTCAAAATTGCCGATTTTGAGTAAGTTTTTGCCACACTCTTGGCATGAAATAAACTGCATAATTTTTCCTGTGCTTAGCGTTAGAATCGCGTTAGATTCTGTGTTACACTCCGCTCGCTGTGTACACGGCGACGGAGCCTTGGCTTTGCGACAGGTACTGTCTGTCAAAGAGTGGTAGTATAATGCTCCAACATTTTACTACCGCTCCGTTTTCTTTATTCAACACGTTCCCAGCAGTCCAAAGTTTGAGATGGCTGCATGTTATTATGTGGTTTGTCACCACCTTCCGAGAATAAGTTATTACCACTACCGCTGGCAAAAGCTTGGCTGCCATCCATCTCGCTAGCCTCATGCTTGGCTATAGGAGGTGAGTTGTTAGTCGAAAACCATCCGTTAGGGTCATTGTCATTACTTGAGCTATTTTCATGGCTAGCGTTGTATGCGTGCTTATGACTTGCTATTTCTTCTACAGTCAAAGTATGCTCATGTTCGCCGTACTCCTTGCCATGTGTCCTAAAGTTTATGTGATCCTCAGGATCATCTGAAAAGCCAACCGCGACACGCCCCTGTAGCGCTCGTTTCCACTTACCATAACCTTTGTATTCAGTTACTTCTTCAGATGTAAGAAAGTGCTTACTAGTCCAGATATGTTCACCTACTGGCGTATCTTCATATTTACGATTTTCTAGCTTACCTAAGCGCTCACGGTCTTTTTCAAACATACTTTTATATTCTTTAATAGAATCCTCAAGTACCTTTTTTTCACCAAATTTCTGAACCAAAGCTTTTAAAAGCTGCCCGTTATCAGACTTATCCAATGTCAGCCCTAAACCTTCAATAACATTGGCTACCTCCTCTTGGAGTGCGTTTGACCACTCAGGCGTGAAGTAAGTAGCGTCTTGATTTGGCAGATCAGCATTGTCATGAAAGCCTGTTTTACCGTCACCATTTGCGTTTTCACGCGCGGTGGCAGAGTCAATACGATGCATAGTCTATCCTTATTTAATATCGAGTCTGAGAGAGGCAGGTAAGTAGTTTTTTGATAAACAACTCATATCAGCTTTAATCGGTTTAGCCAGTGTCAATGTCACACGAAATCGCAGCCGTGCCGTATTTAATGGGTCGGTACATGATCCTAAACATTGCATAGGCACGTAAGTTTGCACTGCAAGCACGGTCTGATTGTATCGAGCAAATAGCTTGTACAAACCCTCTAAGTTAAGTAATACATGACCCTCACGTTTGACACGCTCAATCTCAGCGCGTCGGTCATTGACGGTATTACCGACATCACTTTGACCACATAATAGTGGCAACCCATACTCCCGTTCGAACTCATCAATCAGCTCGTCTGGTATGCCATTTAATACGGCAAAAATACGCGCAGCTGATACCTTCACCAACTCTAACGCTTTGCTATGTGCTACTATATCTTTATATATAACTGTCTTATGGCTATGGTCATAAGCGCCGTATGGCAGATGATGCATAAGCACATCTGCTAGTTTTTTTGTCTCATTTGTACTCATGAAGTCACCATGACATTGGCGGGGCGTATCCAACCTACCTGCTCCATACTGACGGTAGGATTAACATTAACATTGGGTGTTAACTGTACGTCTATCATTCCCTCTACCGACATAATAAGACTATACAATACCGCCGCTTTGTAGCTTTCAGCAGGTATCATTGCTTTCAAATAATCGTTGATAATTGCACTGATCTCACCTGTATTGACATTGACGCCTGTGATTTTAGCGGTAACATCAAACGCAATAATGGTGGGCTTAAAGGTACGGACATCTTCCCAAAAAGCCGCTGTATCTTTTAATGTTTGCTCAGATTGAGCCAACAAGCTGTCGCTTGGTAAAGTTGCCCCGTTCGCACCTTGTGCCGTGATAGCAACATCAACGCTACCAGCGCCGCGACGTAAGGGATAGACGTAAGCATTAGCGACACCAGATACACCCAATACTGCTTGGCGCAAATCCTCAGTACGTGACAAATTTTTACCTAGCTTTTTCTTGTTCCAGAGCCTTGAGCGCCAACGCTCAAGGCTTTCTCCGTCTGACCCACCGCTGATTATATCTACACCTGCTACACTTTGTAGTCCCGCGACTGGCGATACCCACCTCAGCGTGCCAGTGGCATTAAATGCTGCACCGTTATTGCTTGCTTGCACTGGTACGGACACCTGTTTTTTAGCAGACAAAGTGGTATTTGTAGTGGTCTGCCAATAGTGTCCAAAGCCATCCGTTAACTTGCTACCAACGGGCAAAATTATCCCATCAGTATTACCTGAAGCCCATACCTGACCCGTTGCTATCGAGCCACCAAGACGCGGCAAATCCAGCTCATCGGCGTGTATATAGAGGTAAGGCTCATCTGCTGTCTGAATAAAAAGCTGCTTTAAAATATACTCTTGATGACTGTATAAGCCCTCAGCAACCGCCGCTGTGCCTGATGCGCGCACGTCTGCATCTGAATCACGCTGGGGCAGTGTGCCAGTTTGATTGACATACTCTTGCATGATGACGGCTTTGATATTGCTATATTTAGGGGTTTGATACATTATCCAGCTACCTGTACGTTAATAGATGTATTAGTGGCACTACCGTCCGCTTGTACCAATTCAGCTTTTATCAATAAATGGCCTAACTCAACATTGCCCGCAGTCACAATAATATTGTTTAGATAATATGGTGCGCGTAATGGCTCTAACGCTTGTTTTGCCCACGCAATCGCTTGTCTACGCATACGCGGCACATCCTTGCTACGCTTAAGCTTATACAGTTCACTGCCGAGCTGACTATCACTAAAACATGATCCTTTTGGCGTTAATAAGCGCAAATAGGCCGCTTCTGCTAGTGCTTCAGTATCTGTAAATGGTGGTGCGTTAATACCATCCAGCGTGTAGTCATTGGTGGTTTGGTCAAAGCGCATCGGCTGCTCCCATTAGTACAGTTGGCGGTGATGTACCTTCAGCTGTATGACCGTGGATATTGTATGCCTCGCGCATGATTTGCATAGAGCCAGCTTTGTCTGATACATCGCCTGTGGCTTTGATATTGCCATCAACCTCTAAGTTGGTATTAATCTTGACCCTATCACTTAATAACCTAATCTCAACGCCATGCTGGTTATAGACCACAGTTTCACCCTCTTTTAGCTCCACCGCTACCGCGTCTTGACCAGCGACGATGACAAAATTACGCGCGCGACCTTGCATTGGCAGCATGACCACCTCAGCATCTTCAGGTAGCCAACTGGCAAACCCTACCTGCTGATACAGCGGTACATCATCGACCAGCTCACCGCTTAAGCCAAGCACCTGCAACGCTTTATTACCAGTACGCTTGATCGTGCCAATGATTGCTTGTCGGATGGCTGGTGCTTGTTTGAATGGACTCATGTCTTACTCACTTTTTAATCAGATCAGCGTACTTTACTGGTTGCATCCAGTCCTCACGGCGTTTGAGCCGTAGCTCAGTAGTCTTGCCATTAGCGCGTGATAGCAACATTGTCCGACCATAAATAACCCAATCACCAACAGCGCGCGTCAGGACGTTACTATCAAAACTTACTTCCCACCCTGTTCGCCACGGCTGACCATTATGTGTCCAACCTGATACTGGTAGGGTTAAGTCAGTCGCATCCAGCCAAGCATCAGCCATTGCTTTAGCTGCGAATTTCTCCGCTTCTGCTTGTGTGTCCGAGCGACTATCGTTAATGATGCGGTGTCGTTTGAGCGCCATACGATCACTTGTGACTTTTGTTTTAAAGTTTTTGCCCTTATCGTTTTGCCCCACCACTTCCATCGTACTAAACGCGTTTGAGATGTCATATTGATAGTCAGCATCGAGTACGTTGTTTTGCTCGTATCTATCGTCGTTATAAAGATAAAATTTAGGCTTTATAGTAGGCTGTGGTACATCAAATGGATTGCCGATCATCAACTGACCATCAGCTGATAGCCAAACATACTGACCACTTGCTTGTGCCGCCGCTGTTAGCACGTCCCAGACAGATTCGCCAATATCCACACCTGTTTTACCTTTGAGCCAGTCGTTTTGCACCTTGCCAATGGTAATAGGCAGGTTTGCCAAGCCACCACCTGTCACGTACCGCTTGATTAGCTCTGACAGACTAAGATTGGCAGCAGCGTCAATGGGTGCGTGACAATCAATCAGTTGTCCTGCTAGATCGCGTCCTGATAGATTGGTGCTAAGTCCATTACGGCCAACACGCTGACCAATGCGGTCTAAAATGCCTGTTAATACCGTCTCACCGTTACAGCTCACCGTGCAGTTAGACCCACCTTTGACATAGTCAGGTAGTACGTCTTGCTCAGCATCAAACCAGCTAAAACTAAACGCGTCCGCTGGTACGCCAATATCACTATCGACACTTAGATCATCCCATGTCGAGCACACCACGCCGTCGATATGTAGCGCCATTTTTTCTGTGTCGTTATCGGGCATAGCATGACACCTGTGTACCTGCATCAATGACAGATGCATCAACCAGTCCACGATTGAGCCGCGACAGCTCATCAGCGCGCGTATAGTCAGCGTATAGTAGATGAGCTAATAAACGCCAAGTACACGGCACTGTGACTGTGTACTTAGTTAGTGGCGGACGACTATTAATTGTAGCGTCAGTCAAGGCTTGCAGCTGTGCCGCCGCTTTTTTGAGGTCACGAATAATAGGCGTAATATCTGTATTGACGACCGGCAGAGATTGGTCATTTTGTGTACTATCATCAGCACGCACCTGATCGATTGCCTCTTGTATTTGTTGACGCGCCTCATCATTGATTGCTATCAAATCGGTCGGTGTCAATGTAGGATTGCGCTGTTCTTCTTTTAATATTTCAATGACACCACGACCAATCATTGCAGCTGGTAGTACCTGTCCTGTACGGCGTAATGGTGGTACATCGCTGTCACCAAACACATCACCAATGGCTTTGATGCGGTTAAATAGGCGACGCCAATTGTTCATGGGATCATAGTCCAGCGGCAACATTTTAACGATACCGTCTACATCACCGACGATACTGCCCAGCCACACTGGCGGATTGAGCAAATCATCCACGCGTACCAGATTTGTGCCAAGATTCGTCCGCACTTGGCGCAGTTTGCTACGTATGGTTTCAGGGATACTACGAGATTGCTCGATAGCGGCATCAGTGCCAATAGCATCGAGCTGTTCTTGGTAAATAGCTAACTCTTCAGCGGGCGTTGCTAGAATAATACTATCTGCTGCTTGGCTGGCAGCAGGCATTGGCTCAGGCGTAAAATGCTGAATATTGCGTTTTGACCCACCTACCACGAACTGCATATCAATCGTACAGCCATCGACAATATCGCTATCGTGCTTAACACGGTAACTGGCGCAAATAGCCTCTTGTGTCCCGAACACGGGATGTACCAGCTCGCCTTTACCTTTTGCATCTAGCGCAGTAAGTAAGTCTTCTAATTCCTGTTCATAGTCCGCACCCTCTATAAGCGCGGTAATACTTATATTCTTGGGATTGTTACCCATATCATGAATATCAGCATCATTAGCGTACGGTGCTTGATGAGTCGCAAGCTCTTTGTCTTGGCTGTCATCAACGCCAAAATATTCAAACTCAACACCTCGGAACGACGCGTCATATAAATTTTCTTGCCATGCCATTTATGCGCTCGCAATACTTGTCAGAAAGTAAGTTCATTATGTAACAGTCGGGCATGAGCTTATAGGTGATAAAGTTCCGAGAAACCTAGTTTTTTGGTTTATAGCTTATTGTTGATACGTTAGAATGAACAATTATCCATTAAGAGCTATGAATATGGGAATTGAAAAGTACGATCATCAAGAGATAGT